TCCCTAGCGGCCTTAATCTCGATCCATTTTTTGGATCGGGCGGTATCTATATCAAATACCCACTGACCGGCACCATAATCAAAGATATGGCCGTCAGAAGGCTGATCGCCTTTAGGCTGAACGGTGGATGTAGCGGTATCTACATAATCAGCAAATAGGTCTGCGCTGCCGTCATGTATTAGGTAATTGCCTGTAACGTTATCAGCATTTGCCAATATAGAGTCGTTATTACCTGTTATAACTTGAGTGATTTCGCCGTTATCGGCATAGATGACAAGGCAACTCATCGTTTTGCACCCACTGCGTTAATGAAGTAGGAGCCACAGGCTTTTGTTCCGGTACTGACATTAGCCCATATTTCCATCGTGACATAGTTATAAGCGGTTGCCGTTATTGCAAATGTGCCGCCAATAACCGTTGAGCCACCTTCGCCAGATGAAAAGCTCTCACCAAGTTGAACTGATGTATAAGCACCACCACCAAACACTCGCCTTAGTTGGATGCTAAGAGTTTGATTTGCCGAGCCGCCAAAAGTTGAAAGACCAGCGACACAGCTAACGGCTTCTGGCTGAACACCACTACCCCAGCTAACGGTCAAAGTACCAATTTGGGACATAGTGGTATTTAGAGTGGCTGATGATGTGGCATTTGTACCTACAGGAACCGTTACCGCGCTGCCAGCAATCGTTAGAGTATCAACCTCGCCATTTTTAATATTGGCATTTTCAATTACTGCGCTACCGATTTGGGCTGTAGAGGTAATTATTCCGGATGTCGCCATTAGGCCGCCCGTAATCGTATTAGCAACGATGTGGTCGTAACCAACGATTGAGCCGTTAAGATCGCCAAGCTCTGCTACAGAAGCCGTCCAAGCCGAACCCGTCCAACGGTATAGCTTGCCATCTGTCGTTAAGAAAAACAGCTTGCCAGCATCTCCAGCGCCATATCCGCTGGGCAGAGATGAACCGTTCTCAATGGCATACAGCCCCTGATCCTCAAACAGAGCTTTAACGCCGTCCTCAAACGAACTGTTTGTGATGTATTCCGTGGTGGCAGATACCGCCGAGGTAAAGCTAGAGCGGTTACCACTAAAGTCTACCGACCGGATTTGGTAGTAACGTGTTGCGTTAAACAGGGGCAGAGAGTGTACAAACGTCTCACCACTGGACACGCCAAGCTGCGTGTAGCTACCACCATCACTAACGTATATTTCAACATTCTTGAAGTCAGAGGCTGTCGGGTTGACCCACGACAGGGTGATCTGCTTATAGCCACCGGCGGCAGTTAGGCTTGTTGGTGTATTTGGGGCTGTCGTATCACCAACAGGCGTGGACGTTGTAGTAACCCAAGACCCATGCATTCCGACCGAGTTAATTGATCGGACGCGGATGTCATAAGTAACGCTCTCAACAACTACAGCGACCTCGTACTCAGTATCGGTGGTGGTTGCCGACTGGTATTTACTATCAGACTGCTGCTTCCACTGAACCTCATAGCGGTCTACAAATGAATCGTCTGCCGCAGTCCAGCTAATCGACATTGCAGGGACTACAGTGCCATCACCCTGCAATCGAGTCGTAGACGTTACCGTAAGGCCTGTTGGATCTTCGATAGAGAACGGATCGGGCAGGTCAGTATCCGTGTAGGTGTGTTCTTCGTTAGCCGTGTCATAGGCGTAGATACTGCTGTCATATTCAATAAGCTGAAGGTCTACCGTCCCGTCATAGCGGAGTGTGACTTCTTCAACTTGGAATGGCTTGGCAGTCCATGCGGGAGTCGGGTGAGTAATAGCAACCCTATCACCAATACGCAGATCAAGCGCCTCTGATGTAGCCGTTAGGCCACACCTAAGGGCATCCCTAGAGCGTAAACAGAGTATTCTGGCGATATCCCTAGCGGCATAGTAGTCAGTGATCGTATCAAGGTCGATTTCCTCAACAAGAATCTCGTCACCATCTTCCGTTAAAAATGTTGTTTCCTCAGTAGACCCAGAATCCGGCCAAATAGCCTGGTCTGGCTCCCACTTAGTCTCCGGGTTGGCAAACCGGCAAACGACCCGGTTGTACTTGTCATCCTTGCGCTGACTCTTGATAGATATGCCGTCAATGATGGTAGAGGTATCCAAGGTCATTACAGACGATGCAATGCTCTGATCTATGTAAAGCGCATATTGGCCATTCGTATAAGGCAGAAAGCCTTTGCAGCCAAGCAGCATGGTTTCGAGGTTTTTGAATATTTCTTTGCCCGTATCAATAACGGCATTGCATTTAAATAGCTGAACGCCAGTAGGCCCGCCGCTATAAGGGGTGACAGTGAAACTCTCTATGTCATCAGCAGCCGCCTCAAACGCCGTATCGTTGATTGCGCTGGAAGGTAAGCCCTTTCCATACCGCTCATTAATTAAGTAATCACGAATACAAAGAGCGGGGTTATCAGACCAAGCCGTGGTATCGGTTCTAGGGTCGTAAACCTTTTTGCCTTTAACGACAGCAGTGATATTAGGAATGCTAGAAAATACGTCCTGATCCCACTGCAACCTGACGGCCAAATAGGCCACTCCTGAGAGCTTGTGGCTAGACCCCCAGTTAGATGCGTTAGATAGAATATCACTGGCAGCTTGATCGTCATCACCGCGATACGCCTCAATATACACCCAGTCAGGTTGGCCGCTTACCTGTTGCGTTCGGAATATACGGCGGTTTGGATCGGATGAGTCAATGTCCTGAATCGTCCCATAACGACCTTCATCAATCGCGTAATCATCAATCTCAATGTCGTAGATGTCTTCAACTGGGCCTTCACATAGAACAATAGCCATATAGAGCCATTGGTTCTTTTCGCCACCCTCGGTATGTACATAGACCCTGGTGCCGCCTATACGGCGCTCACCGTAAATAACAGGTATTGGCTCGATGTTGGAGTCCTTATTAATAAGAACCCCTGACATCTCGTCTGCGGCTTTCTTAGCCTCCTTCTGTGCATCTTTTGCGGCCTTATAAGACAGACCGCCTGCAACAACGGAGACAACAGCAGCAATAATACCAAGCAGAGCCATTAAGACTTTCTCCCCCAGCGTAGGTCTTTGACTTTGTTGTGGGCGTATTCAAAGCCATCATCAGTAGAAATGAATGATTGCTGCGTTTTGTGGTTAGTCCTGCGGCATCTTATCTTTTCAAAATCCACCCAGTGACTAGCGGCCTCAATAGAAATCTCACTCTCTGACCTAGTATCAATAATGTCAAAGCCGGTGATTCGACCGTCAAAAAATGTAAATACGTCACTAACTAGATTTGAGGAGTCTATCAGCGCCCTACGAACCAACAGCCGTATATTGATGTAATCGTTTTGCAGAAATGCAGCAATGTAGGTCTGATCTGCGCCTGACAGGGAAATGTTCATGCTGTTGACCTTTAGCGCGCCAGCCTCTCTAACGTCACCAATATCAATGATGTCAGCACTATTAGTATAGCTATTGGCGTTATACGTTAAATCAACGCCGTAATCAGTTAGGTATAGGACGGTACTAAAGTGAATCTCAATCAGCGTTGCTAGGCGAAACTGGTTATCATCAAGTGCTGTTGTCCACGTTGAAGATAAGCCACGACTCACGTTATTTCCTCAATCAGATCAAGCTCAAAGATATAAAGCCCATCAACGCCAGCAGCAAATTCTTGAATGTCGCCATTCATCCTAACGGTAACCGTCTCATCTGTCGCCAGAGTTGGGTTTTCAAGGGCAATATCAAACGTCTCATAAGACCCGCCCCTAGCCACGATAAAGTCATAGATAGGCTCAAAGTCTGCCTTTGTCATTGGCGGGAACTGCACCGTAAATTCGCGCCTGCTTGATCCAAGCGAGCGCACTTGGATTCTACCGTTAAGGCTTTCGCTTGATAGGTTGTAGTTACGAACCCGAGTGTTAATTGAGCGATAACTTGGAGATGTGGGAAAAGTTGGCATTATGCGACAGCCCTTCTGCCGTTGTTGTTAGCAGCTTGATTGACCAAATTGACGATTAGGCTTCTGCGCTTAATTAAAAGCTCATCAAACCCTCTAGCGTCATTGGCCTGGACGTTAAACGTAACATTGCCCATGCCCTGACCCTTGGTGTGGTCAACAACAGTCTCATTGGGGTGCAGGATAGCAGGGAATCCACCTTTACCATCAACACCACCGGCCCTTGCGCCGTAGCCTGTAAATCCACCGCCATCAAAGCTCTGAGCGCGAATCTGTGCAACCTGAGCCATACCGCTCGCTACCGTCATTGCAGCCAAAGCCACATTGACTGGGAACGGGTACTCAGCCATCGTTTTTGTGGCCGAGGTGTAGGTATTCATAATGGCTTGAGCAATCTGCATACCTTTTTGCAACGCAAATAGCTTTTTACTGTTAGCAGCTACACCAGCAAATCGAGTTGTCGCCTCATTAAGCACCGTCATGGTTTTGTCTCTTTCAGACATTGCCATGAATTCGGCTAATTTGGACTCACTCTCTACCTGCTCTTGGGTTTTCTGCTCAGTTGATGACGACATACCTTCGGCGGCGGTTGCCACAACTTCGGCAGTCTTGGTCGCCTCTGCTTGAATGCGCTGATACTCGGCCACCAAATGATCGCTTGGCTTGCCCTGTGAAAGTATCTCAACTACCGCGTTTTGCGTCTCAACTGCTGAGTTAATCAGACTTTGTTGTGTCTCAAGGATTGACCGCTCAACTCCGGCAGTAATCGGCTCCAGACCTATACCCTTACCAAAAGCTGAATTGGCCAAATAGTTATAGGCTTCAATCAATGAATCAATTGCGCCACCAACATCCGACAATGAGCCTACAAGTGCGGCACCAAGCTCATAACCTGCCACCTTGACCTGCATCATTATCACTTTCATGCCAGTCCACGCATCAAGCATTCGCCCGATCGCGCCTACCACTGCATTGGCAACCCGCTGACCTACATTGCCAAGCTCAGCATTCTCTACTGCTGCTTGCCTAAAATCAGTCGCTAAGGCGGCGATAATTGGTGCAAATGCCGTGGCTAACTGATTACCTAGGCCAGTGAATACTTGCTGGGCCTGATAGATGGCATCGTTAGCGGCCTCGATCTTCGCCGTATCAGCACGACTTAGGGCCAACCCAAGTACATTGGCCTCCTCAGCAAGCCTAGCAAGCTCCTCTGAGCCACCCTGTAGGGTGTTGACCAATGCCACACCTTCGCTATCAAACAGCTTCATAGCGATACGAACGCGGTCAGCCTGACTGCCTACATTCTGCATGGCATCGGCAATCATGCCCATCTGCTGGTCTAGTGGTAGCTGCTCAAGCTCTTTGGCATTAAGACCAAGCTCAAACAACGCAGCCTTAGCCTCACCAGTTCCCATAGCGGCCTCAGAGACGCGCCTGGTCATCCGCTGAAGGGCCATATTCATGGTTTCGGTAGATACGCCACTAAGCTCTGCGGCGTACTGAAGCCCTGCCAGAGCCTCTGTGCTTGCGCCGATCTTGTCGGCCATCTTAGCTAAAGCATCAGCAGATTTGAGTGATTTAGCCGTTAAAGCGGTTGTGGCAACGGCAGTAGCCGCGCCCATAGCAGCAGCGGCCTTAGTGATAACGCTAAGACTCTTACCAACAGAACTAAATGCCTTCTTAGTCCTATCATCGGCAAATATCTTAATTACGATGTTTTCTGCCATCAGCCTCTCTCATTTGAAACCAAGTAATCCAGCCTTGGTATTCCCTAACGTCCATCTGCATGATTTCGCCGACAGTCTTGTGCAGATGCTCTGCTAGGCTATAGCAGAATTGGAGATCGCTGTCGGCTCTTAGTTTCCCTCGACATCCTCAACCGTGGGGTCAGAGTCGTTTATCTTGCTTACGATTTCTGCCAATACGGTTGGATCAACGGACTTGAGAAGCTCCAGCTTTTCAGCCTTGCGAAACAGCGGCTTGCCATCCTCATCAATCAGGCGGTAGATAATGGTTAAAACCATCGCCTCTGCCGTATTGTTTTGGTTGGCGCACTGCATAATCTCACCAAGTCGCTCTAGCGACATAGCTGGCTTGATAAAAGCCTCAACGTCCCACTCCGGGATAGATATTGGCCTAGGCTCTGCGGATAGCTTTGCCTTGTAGTGCGCTTTCGCTTTCTCAAGTACGCTCATATTAAGCTACCGTTGATGAGGTCAATGCGCCGGTACCCTGTACAGAAATAGAGCCTTCGACATTGCCGTCAAATGAGGCACTCTTGCTTACGCTAGTTACCAAAGCGGTACCAGTGTAGTAAGTGTCACCAGAATCGTCACCCTCTGGGTATACGTTCAAGGTGATCTCAGAGCCAACCGTCAACGCGCCTTGGCCGGTGGTATCAGTCTCATCCCAGTAGATGTCTAGACTTCCAGACCAGCTAGTCAGGCCAGCGGTGTACGTTCTGGCGCTATCGCCCATTGAAGTGGTCTCAATGGTGTCGCCTGTTTCTTCGAGGCTGTATGACCGCACTTCCGCAACGGTATTTGCGCCTACTTTTACAATTCCTTCACTACCAGCGTGTGTAGCCATTTAATCATTCCTCCTCGGAATCATCGGTTTCTTCAATAACGGGAGGTAACTCAGCTTTCTCACTGCTGATAGTCCAGCCCATGTTTTGCAAACTTTCAACTTTTGAGGGGTGCGCCAAGATGGTTGACCCATCCTTTGATTTCATCTCAACCATTACACCGCTCCTCTAGTAAAATGGTAAATACAGCGAACCGTAATTATAACCCCGCCCACAGGGTCTATACTACCGTCATCCGTGTCGATACTAATGATCTGCGTGTCTAGCGCATAGCCGCCACGCGTCCTGTCTGAATCCATCAACTCCTCAACAAGCTCGATAATCTCATTCCTGGCTGTGTCGATTGCTTTTGACTTCACATAACAGACAATCTGGTAGTCAATGGTCGCAGCTCTAGTGGTCAAAGAGCCGCCGATAGTCGTATCTTCGCGGTTCTCGTTTGCGCTGCGGATTAGCGCGGCAGGAAACTGAGCGTTACTTAGCTTGTCAAACTCAAACGGCTCACGCGTCACCAGCTTAAAGGTGGATGATGCAGCCGTTAATGTGGATACGATGTTCTCCGCGATGCTCTCTCTGTTGCTCATTTCCTAAACCCCCGAAAGACATACTTGCGGAATACTTCGGTCATTTCATCAACTTCGCCATCATTAAAGCCAAAAAACGGTCGGGTCTTGTTGTTCATCGCCGCCTTTTTCTGAGCGTCCTTTCCGGTAAAGTAAATTTTAACGTGATTTGCCATTGGCTTTGATGCCATCTGACTAAGCATGGTCGGAGAGTTTATCCACCTGTCATCCGATCGTGACAAGCCAAACTCCAGCGTTACAGGATGAGTTCTAAGACCAAGCTCTCGCCTTGTCTTTAGCCACCTATCTGAATATCTTTGAAATGGGCCATCAATACCCTGGCCCTTGGCCGTTCTATCTAAAATGATATTGACGCCGCTTTGCGCTGCCCGACTTAAGCCGATAGGGATATCCCGCTTTAGTTGCTCCCGCTCCTTTTTGGTCAGATCGGATGCTTTTTTGGGGTATACCTCAGTCCTGATTGTCGGGACTAATGTCATTAGCGATCAAGCCTATTAGTGGCTATTGGGGTCTTTTCTTCGTTAGACACTGAACCATCATCGTCAGCGTCATACTCAACGCCGTCAGAGAAGATAGCTTCCATTTCCTCGCCATAGCGAGCCTTGTAGAAGTCAATCATCTCTAAGAATCTGTCGTTATCCACCCAGTTTGTCAGCTTGGGTAGAGCGTACTTCCAAAGTACCAAGTAGGCTGCTGCTCGCGTCCACTGAGATTCCGTTAATAGGCTGGCATCCATTTCGCCATCAATGCCTTTACGGGGCCACCAGCGGGTTCGTATCTCGCGCTCGATGTCAGCCTGCGCCTTGGCGTGTTCCTCAATAAAGCTCGTGATCCCAAAGTCCAAGATGTCCGGGATAACTTCCTCTAAGTTGTAATCGGTAGAAAATGCCATAAGCGCCTCAAAAGAAAGCGCCCCCGTAGGGGCGCGTAGTGCTTAGAGTGCAGAGTCAGACAGAATCTCTACACCGTAGCTGTCGTCAAGCTCGCCAACACCGTATACGGCAGTAGCGTTCAACTCCCAAGCGCGCAGAGATGCGTTACGCTCGGTTTCGATGTTGAAGTCACGCTTCATAGCGATAGCCAGAGCTTCGGGAGCAAATACAGCGCCTTTAGCGTCATCTGAGCCATCAATGGTGATGTTTGAAGACTCGCAGATGTTGATGCCAGCGATAGAGCCAACAAAGCCGTTACGCATGGCTTCGTTCTGAAGATCGCCACCGTTGGGGTTAGCAAAGGTGTTGGTCAGGTTGGCTTTCAACTGGTACGCCTGATAGGGGTGCAATACAGCAGAGTATTGACCAGTGGCCTTGTTAGCGCGGAGAGTAGCAGCCGCTTTGAACAAGTCAGCGACAGTGATTTCAGCGCCAGCGGTGCCGATTGAAGTGCTGAAGCCATCAAACAAAGCGATCAAGTCCTTGTCCATCTTGGTAGCAATAGCGTTACCCAAAACGGTGCCAAGCTCTTGAGCAGGGTTGCCAGCGCCAAAAGCAGCCATGTCAGTCAATACAACCTGAGAGCCAACCTCGCCAACCGTGATGGTTACGCTAGAGGTTGATACTTGAGTCGCAGTCATGTCAGTGCCTTCCGTCAGGTCAGCAGCAGTGATTGCGGGGTACTTGGGTACCTGTACGGTCTTACCAGCTACAGAACCGATGTCGTAGCGAGTAACAAGACCCAAAAGCAGTGATTGTTCTTCAGCAGTAAAACGTGCCTGAAGGATGATGTTAGCGAACAGGTCGTCTAACGTAGTTGAAGTAGTTTCGTTAGCCATTTCTAAATTCCTTTAATCAACGGGTTTTAGCGGCGAGTTTTTGCTCTCGATAGATACGCATACCCTCATCGCCTTTTGCTAATAATTCCGAGTAACTTAATGGCTTGCTCGTAGAACCACCAGCCGCTCCCGTTGATCCAGCACCACCAGAGGATGCCTTCACAAAATGCGGGTTAGCCGTTAAAAAGTCCGCTACCAGTTCATCAACTGACAGCAGATCACCTTTGTCGTTGTATCTCGGCATCCCGTTATTATCGTAGACCTCTACTTTGCCATCTTCAGATAGCTTAACGGAGCCTTTCAACAACTGACTAACTTGTTCGGGAGATACCGCGCTGTTCTTTGCCGCTGCTGAGAGTAGTGCGCCATCTACTAGCGTCTGCTCCAGCCGTGCCTTGTAAGCGTTGATCTCCTGATCTTTCTTTTCGACAGTCTGCT